CAGAACATCCTAGGGTATTCAAGATTATGCCTAAAGGTTTCTTTGTGGTGAGGAGAGGTTCCAAGCAGGCTGTCTATAGAACCTATAGTTATGATGAAGCTGTTGTTGTGGCTAATGAGTGGTTAAAGGATAAAACTATTCATAGATGGGACAATTCTTACTCAAGTTCTATTAAAGCTACGTTAGAATCTCTAAGTTTTAAGTAAAATCTCTTCTAATTTCTATAAAAATAAAAAATTTTCATAATTATGTGATATTTTTACAACTAAAGACTTGACTTTTCGACTCACATACATTATGTACCTCCTACAGAGGCAAAAGAACCAGACCCCTCCACAATTTCCTTGCATCAAGGGTTGTCCGTGGTTTGAGCCTCTGTTACTTTTCCTAGGACGAAGTTGTATCCCGTCCGAGGTATTATGACAAAGCCCCCTAGGTTTGTGGTTATCCTTGTCCCCTCCGGGGTTGACTAGAAACCACCTTTATCGGTGATGCAGTGTGGTTCTGCCGGGAGTCTCCAAAACTCTTAGACAGGGTTCGAGTCCCTGCACCTTTGCCAGTTTCGCCCCAAAAGCATTTAATGGATGATGTTTGGTTTTGTAGTCCAAGGAAATCGGTTCGATTCCGGGTTGGGGCACCAGTTAATATTAGAATAAGAGGCCACCATGGCAAAGCTACTCCCACATCGTCTAGAGATTGCTAAAGCCATTCGCCAACAGATTGCTGCTGGTGTGGCTATGAAGACAGTCCTAGACTATATTCAAAAATTCAAAGATGCTCCTACATCACTGAATGGTATGTACAAGACTTATCGCAATGACATTGCTGATGCTCGTGCTACCATGGCAGAAGAAATGGGTAACATTGTTATTCAAGCTGCTCGTGATGGTGATTGGAAAGCTGCTGAACTCTATCTACGCTCCAAAGCTGGTTGGTCGCCAACTCAGACTATTGTTGAAGCTGAACCTGAACAAGAAACCACAGACAATGGGGCCATTGATGATTTGCTTGCTCTGCTAGGCAAGAAGAAAGAAGTCCCCGACAATGATGACGAAGAAGAAGACAACTCAAAAGAGTAAGCCACAAGTAAAGAAGGTTGTCTCTAAGCCTGTAATTGAAACAGGTAAGAATGGCCTTCCTTTACATGCTGATGATCTAAGGGCTATGGGTGAAGATGTTGTTGATCTTCTTCTACAACTAGACCCAAAGAAGGCCGAGGAACTTCGTTACAATTGGAAGTTTTGGGCTAGACCTAATCAACTTTCACCACAAGGTGATTGGAACACTTGGTTTATTAACGCTGGTCGTGGCTTTGGTAAAACAAGGGCTGGTGTTGAATGGGTAAGGCAACAAGTTATTCTAGGTAAGAAGCGTGGTTGTGCAATTGCTGCTACCAACTCGGATATTGAACGAGTTATGATCAATGGTGAGTCTGGCTTTCTAAATTGTTGTTGGGAAGGTGACAAGACTGTAAAAGGTGCCAGACTAGGTAAGCCCAATTGGTCCCCCACAAAACGTACACTGACATGGGAGAATGGGGCGCAAATCCAATTCTTCTCGGCAGAAGAACCTGAACGTCTTCGTGGCCCTCAGTTTGAGTTTGCGTGGTGTGACGAATTAGCTGCTTGGAATAGGGACAGAGACACTTGGGACATGCTCCAATTCTGTCTTCGTCTAGGTAGGCACCCACAGACTTGTGTTACTACTACACCTAAGCCAACCAAGTTGGTACGTGATATTCTAAAGAACCAAAAGACTGTTGTTACGTCTGGTTCTACTTTTGATAACTCAGCAAACCTAGCTGCTCCCTACCTTCAAGCTGTAAAGGCTCAATATGAGGGTACTCGTCTAGGTCGTCAAGAACTTTATGCTGAAATTATGGACGAAGCCTCTGGTGCTTTGTGGAACAGACAACTCTTGGAAAAGTGTGAGGTAGATGTTCCTGATCCTGTAGAGTTTGCAGAAAAGTTGGCAAGAGTTGTTGTGGCTATTGACCCTGCTGTTACTTCAAATGCTGAAAGTGACATGACAGGTATTGTTGTGGCTGGTATTGACATCAGTGGTAATTCCTTTGTTCTGGAAGATGCCACAGACAGATATACTCCTGAGCAATGGGCTACAAAAGCTGTTGACCTGTACTTCAAGTATTCTGCTGACAGGATCGTTGCTGAACGCAACCAAGGTGGTGATATGGTTCGCCATACTATCCAAACTGTCAATGAAGTAATCCCCATTCGTCTTGTTCATGCTTCTCGTGGCAAATTTGCTCGTGCTGAACCTGTCTCTTCTCTTTATGAGCGTGGCAAAGTAAAGCATGTGCGTGGTCTTGACGAATTGGAAAACCAAATGGTTCAATGGGAACCACTAGGCAGCATCGGTTCACCCGACAGACTTGACGCTTTGGTTTGGGCAATTACTGACCTTGCCCTACAAGGTATCTCCAAACCATCCCTTAATTTGGCCTATGCTGATGCGAAAGGTCTGATAGCAAAATCTTAGGTATCCCAATGAAAAAATTGTCCCTTTCTGCATCTAAGGTCGAACTTGGCGTAAGTGGTCAAAATACTTACTCAGGTCTACCATATGCTGACGACTTTCTGACAGAACTTCGTGGCAACAAGGCAATCCAGAAATACCGCGAAATGAGAGATAACAATGCCACGATTGGCTCTGTTATGTATGCTGTTGAGCAAACCCTTCGTGACGTGGAGATTAAAGTTGTCCCTGTTGATGATAGCGATGCTGCAAAGGATGCCGCCGAGTTTGTACGATCCATCTTCGATGACATGGACCACAGCCTTGACGATCATATTGCCGAGGCTCTCTCCTTTCTGACATACGGCTTTGCTTGGTTTGAGACTGTCTATAAGACCCGTGGTGGTGACAGCCCTAACCCCAAGAAAAACAGCAAGTACAATGATGGTCGTATCGGTGTAAAGAAGATTGCTATTCGCGCACCTTGGACTATTCAGCGGTTTGAAGTAGATAAAGACAATGGCGATGTGCTTGGTGTACATCAGATGGTCACATGGGGTAAAATCCCTGTAATGATCCCAATTGAAAAGTCTGTCTATTATCGTACCACAAGCCTTAACAATGACCCATCAGGTCGTTCTGTACTTCGTAATGCTTTTGTGGCTTACACTTACCTTAATCGTATTCAGAACTATGAAGCAATTGCTATTGAGCGTGAACTTCATGGTATTCCTCTAGGGCGTATGCCTGCTGAATATCTAAGTGCTGATGCCACAGCCGATCAAGCTGCCCTTCGTTATCAGTTTGAGACAGCCTTGCGTGATGTCAAGAACAATGATCAAGGTTATCTGCTTCTACCCTCAGACCTTTATGTTGATGTTGATGGGAAACCTACAAATCAACGTCTGATGGACATGGAGTTGATTACTGCAAATGGTTCTCGTTCAATTGACATTGATCCTGTTATTCGTCGTTACCAGCATGACATTGCCCGTTCCCTCATGGCAGAGTTCCTTATGCTTGGTGGTGGATCAGGTGGATCGTATGCACTTTCCAAGACAAAGACCGATTTGTTCCTCCGTTCAATGGAAAGCTATATCAATGCTATCGTTGACACACTAAACAAACAACTCATTGAACCTTTGTGGCGTCTAAATGGCCTGCCATGGGAAACAATGCCTAAGTTGGTTGCTGGTGATGTTGCTCCACATGACTTGAAAGAGTTGGCTTCGTTCCTCCGTAACATCAATGGCGCTGACATCAATGTTGCTGATCAAGTTGACACTGTGGAAGAACTGATGCACATTGCTGAACTTCCTTTTGACAGGGAACAGTACAAGAAAGACCTTCAAGAACAGAAGGCTCAACAACAAGCGGAGATTATTGCTCCCAATCAACCTAATAATGGAGCCTGATGATGGCGTTTCTTCAAACTACTGTTTTTGATAATGGGTTGTCATACCTGACATCTAACGTCACAACCCTTCATATCCTTCAAGGTGCATCTGACCCTGCAACTTTTGCAGATGTTACCACAAACACCTTGGGCAATGCTGCTGTTACTGTAGGTTCCCCCGGCGCTCGTACTGGTGGTGGTCGTAAGGTAACTGTTCCTGCTATCAGTTCTGGCTCTGTTACTGCCACTGGAACAGCTACTCGCTATGCCCTAGTAAAGACTGCTACATCAGAACTTATTGCTGCGGGTTCACTTAGTTCCTCTCAGAGTGTCACATCTGGCAACACCTTCAGCCTGACAACCTTTGATGTTGGTATCCCTAACCCTGCATAATTGAGGTAAAAGATGGAATATCAGTATTTTACTCAAATAACCAATTCAATTGTTACTGATATTCGCAAAACCACCAAGCAATTTATGGAAGAAAACCCCAATCTTTATACAGGTTTTTGGGTAGAAGTGTCTGAAAATGATCCCTATCCTGCTATTGGGTGGGGATGGGATAAAGACAAAGGGTTTTCTCCACCTATTGAAGTAGGGACAGAGACATGACCTTTGCAACAGGCGGTACAGTCACTACAGCAACTATTGGTGGCGTAACTTATCGTGTTCACACCTTTACCGCCGATGGCAACTTTGTTGTAACAACAGGCGGTTCTGACATTGAATACCTGATGGTTGCTGGTGGCGGCTCTGGTGCCGTTGCTAGTTCTACTGGTGGCGCTGGTGGTGGTGGGGGCGGTGGTCTTCGCCAGAATATCGGTTCTCCAATTACACTATCTGCTGCGACATATCCTGTTGTCGTTGGTGTAGGTGGTGCAGGAAGAACACTCACTAACGCTGGTAATAACGGTACTAACTCTACCTTCAACGGTCTTTCTGCTATTGGTGGTGGCCGAGGGGGTAACGGTAGTACTAACGCCAACAGTGGTGGCTCTGGCGGTGGTGGTGGTTCAGGAACCAGTCTTACTCCTGCCGGAAGTGGCACTTCTGGACAAGGTAACAGTGGTGGTGCTGGCTTCCAAAGCACTACTGCCTCAGTACGTGCAGGCGGCGGTGGTGGTGGGGCGGGTGCTGTTGGTGGTGCTGCTTCAAGTGCTACAGGTGGTAACGGTGGTAATGGTGCCACATATAACTTCAACGGCACTTCAACTACCTATGCAGGTGGTGGTGGTGGTGGTACTGCCTCTGGAACAGGTAACGTAGCTGGTTCTGGTGGTACTGGTGGTGGCTCTGCTGGTTCTGCTACAGGTGGAACTACCGCAGCGGGTACAGATGGACTTGGTGGTGGTTCTGGTGGTACTTATGGTAACTCAGGCAAGGGTGGTGATGGTGTTGTCATCATTCGCTATGTTTATGTCCCACCAAATGATAGCCTAACCTCTACAGGTATTACTTCTGGTACTCCTGTTGTCGGTACATCAACACTTACTCAGAAACACACACTAAGTGCAACTCAGATTGACTCTGGTGCAGTAAGCATCCAGACCTCTTCTATAAGTCAAAACCATACTTTAACTTCTGTTGGCTTTGTTTCTGGTAATCCAGATTTAGGTACACCAGTTCTTTCACAATCCTCTAGTACAGTAGACCTAACCTCTACCAACATTACCTCTGGTACACCCTCTGTTGGGACCAGTGTACTATCTCAAGTACATACTCTGACATCGGTTGGTTATACCTCTGGTACACCTACCCTTGATAGTGCCACTTTAAGTCAAATTTATACACTAACATCTGTAGATATTACTACAGGAGCGGTTGAGGTAGGTACTCCTACGGCAGCACAGTCTTCTACACTAATTTCTACTAATATTAGTACAGGTTCTCCTACTCTTGGTGGCTCAACACTTTCACAAGTGCATATCCTGTCCTCTCAGGATATAACCACACAAGCTGTCTCTCTAGGAACTCCTGAACTAACCTATGTACCTATTGGTGTTGCTCTTACTGCTGTAGGGATTACCTTTGGTGTACCTTCTGTAGATGCTTCTACACTATCACAAGTACATATTCTTTCCTCTCTGAATGTGGAGACTGGAAGTCCAGATGTACAATCTTCACAAATCTCAGTAAAAAGCAACTTTGTGGCTTTGGGTATCACAACTGGGCAACCAGTACTTAGAAACCCTGCTTTGAATGCTGCGCCTAGACGTTCAGTCCTTATTGATGATGTTTCCACTAATGGTGTCACGATTTTGGACGACAGTAATGTTGTTTCACTTGAAGGATCGAATGGAGTTGTTGTAAAATGACCTTTGTAATTAAACAAGGTGATACTTCGCCTTCAATTAAAGCAGTACTTACTGATTCTGATGGTGTGGCAATAAACCTCACTGGTTGTTCAGTTGATTTTGTGATGAAAGACTATAATAACGGTGTCGTCCTTAATGAAGCAATGACTATTGTTACACCACTGCAAGGTATTGTACAATATGATTGGCAGATTGGCGACACCGATAATACTGGGACTTACTATGCAGAGTTTAAGGTGACTTATACTAACCTTTCTGTAGAAACTTTCCCAAATAACTCTAATGTTACTGTGGTAATTTATCCAGCACTGGTGCCATAAAATGACTAATTGGCTCAGGAGATTGTTTGAACTAGAGCCTTTAGCTATCTCTAAAGGAGAATCCAATTACCACTCTGTTGTCTTTATTAGTGGTAAAAACTCTAACGTACTAGCTACACCAGAGACAATCTGGAATGTTGGTGGCAGATACCCATGGTCTGCATGGAATGGTGGTAATAAAGCCATTCATATTGTCAGTGACAGTGCAAGTGATACTTACCCTGTTATCCTGTCTGGATTAGACCAGAACTACAACCCTGTAGTTTATCAAATTACTTTGAATGGTACTACCCCTGTTACTACACCAGCTTTGTTTTATAGACTTAATAGTGCTATTTATCTTGATGGCCCGAACTCAAATACTGGAACAATCAATTTCAGGATTACTGATGGCTCTGGTACAATCGTTGCTAGGATTGATCCTCAGATTGGCAACACCTCCATGTCAATCTACACTGTTCCAGCTAACCACACAGCCTACAGTTATTGGGGTGACTTCTCGGTAAACAGGAACGAAGGCGCTCAATTTAACGCTATGTGGCGCTTCTATGGGACAAGTTTTATTTCTGTCTACTCTACAGAGGTATATCAGCAACATATTGCTACGGCTCCCCCACTACCTGGTGCTATACCAGAAAAAACTGACATAGATAACGTAGTAAGATTTGTGACCAGTAATGGTACGCGAGTTTATTCTAATCAACAATTGCTTTTGGTGAACAACGATGCCCTACACAAGTAATTCAGAACTACCAAAAGCCGTTCGTAGTAAACTATCAGAGCATCAACAGGATGTCTTCCGAAACGTCTTCAACTCAATGATGGGTGAAGATGGTATGACTGAAAGCAGGGCCTTCGCTGGTGCTTGGTCTAAATCCAAACAGGTAAAAAAGACAGATGAAGTAGAGAAAGCTGAATACGAAGGTAAACAGGTAAAGCTGGACAAACCTTTCAGGCTTCCTGCGGGATCATCTAAGAAGTTTGGTGTTTATGTCAAAGATGGTGACAAGGTAGTAAAAGTCACTTTCGGTGATCCCAACATGGAAATTCGTCGGGACAATCCAGATGCACGGGCTGCTTTCAGGTCACGACATTCTTGTGATACAGCCACAGATAAGACTTCTGCCCGTTATTGGTCTTGCCGTATGTGGGATGATGATCAGTCTGTATCAGAACTTACAAAAAATATCCAAGGTCAAATCCTAAAGGCTGACACTGATCAGCGAATGGTATGGGGTTGGGCTTCTGTGATTAGTGAAAATGGTGTCCCTGTGGTTGATACACAAGGTGATGTCATTAAGGCAGAGACATTGGTGAAGGCTGCTACTGAGTTTATGCTTTCAACCCGTGTCACAAAAGAAATGCACTTTGGCGACAAGGTTGGTGAGTTTATCCACTCTCTACCACTAACAAAAGACCTTGCCGAATCTTTGGGCATCAAATCGGATAAAGAAGGCTGGATCGTAGCCTGCAAAGTTTATGATGATGCAGTTTGGGAAAAAGTCAAATCCGGTGAACTGAGAGCCTTCTCCATTGGTGGAAGGGCTAAACGGGAGAAAATCAATGAATGAACTCCTTGATCTGGAACTAGACGAGGTATCTCTTGTGGATTTTCCTGCCAACAAGTCTGCTACCGTAGTCTTAGTAAAACGGGATTCCACTATGAGGAAGAAGAAAACAGAAACTGTGCAAGACTTGGAAAAAAGTGTTTGCATTGAGATTGAAATCAAATCGCCGGAAGAAGAACAAATGGCAGAAATGAATGTAGAAGACAACCAAACAAAAGTCGAAGGCGTAGAGAAAGCAGAAGAGATTGACACTGAGGGTCAGATTGCTTTCCTTACTTCGGAAGTAGAGCGTCTTACTAAGGCTCTCGAAGAAAAGAGTGAAGTCGAAAAAGCAGAAGAAATGATCGACTTCGGTGGTGAGAAAGTTGCCAAGTCGGCTATTCCTGCACCAGTTCTCAAGAAACTAGAAGAAGTCCAGAAAGCCCAAGAAGAGTCAGAACTTCGTAAGCGGGCAGATGAACTACTACCAAATTTTGCTGGTACATCTGTTGTAAAGGGCAAACTTCTAAAACAAATTGGCGATGATGCAGAACTTCTTGCACTGCTGAAATCTGCCGATGCTGCCTTTGCTGGTCTTACTGTTGAGATTGGCAAGACAGATGCGGACAGCGACTTCCAAGACCCTCAAGACAAGCTGAATGCTCTTGTTAAGGCTCGTCAAGAAGACAAGAAGGAAGACTTCTACAAAGCCTATGCTGCTGTAACAAAAACTGCTGAGGGTAAAGCCCTCCTGCTTCAAACCTATAAGAAATAAGGAGCCTTAATTATGGCATTCACTGAAAATATGTCCACTCGGACTGTTGTAACCTCGGCTGCTGTTGAGCAGTTCCGTTTCATCGTACTTACAAACGGTGTTGCAGCCAAAGTCGGTACTGCTGGTGTTCGCGCTGACGGTGTTTCGATCACTGACGCTTCCGCCTCTGGTCAAGCCCTTGCTGTAGCCTATGATGGTCGTGTGACTGTTCTGGCTGGTGGCACAATTGCCAAAGGCGCTGCCGTAGCTTCAACCAACGCTGGTAAAGCTGCTACTGCAACCACAGGCCAAATCATCCTTGGTACTGCCCTAGAAGCTGGTGTTGATGGTCAGGTTATCACAATCGACATTCGGCGTGACGGCACTGCTGCTGCCTAATTAGCCACAATTAAATAAGGATTACCAACTATGGCTATGCTAACTCCAAATTCCGTCCATATCGACCAGCCACTTACTAACCTGACCGTTGCTTTCCTGCAAGATCAGACTGGTTTTATCGCTGATCGCGTATTCCCCCGTGTACCTGTTGATAAGAAAACCAACAAGTACTACATCTACAACCGTGCTGACTTCAACCGCACTGGTCAGGTCCAGCTTCGCGCTCCCCGTACAAAAGCCCCAGTAGTTGGCATGTCGCTCTCGACCGACACCTACTCGGCTGATGTATATTCGCTGGCTACCAACTTCGACTTCGAAACACTGGCCAACGCTGATGCTGCTCTGAACATCCGGGCCGCTGGCGCTCAGATGCTGACCCACCAACTCCTGATTGACCGTGAAATCAAGTGGGCTTCGACCTACTTTGCTGCTTCGGTTTGGGGTACTGACTGGGCTGGTGTTGCTGGTTCGCCTTCGACCAACCAAGTTCGTCAGTGGTCGGATTACACCAACTCGACCCCCATCAAAGACGTTACTCTGCTGATGCAGACTGTACAACTCAAGTCGGGCGGCTTCAAGCCAAACGTTATGGTTGTTGGTAAGCAGACCCGTGACGTTCTGGTTAACCACCCTGACATCCTTGCTCGTCTGAATGGCGGTGCAACTGTCACCAATACCGCTCTTGTCACCGATGCCAAGCTGGCTGAAATCTTCGGTGTTGAAGAGTTCTTGGTTATGGAAACAGTCAAGAACACTGCTGGTGAAGGTCTTGCCGAAAGCAACTCGTTCATTGGTGGCAAGGCTGCTGCCCTTTACTACCGTCCACGCGCTGCTGGTCTGATGGTTCCATCGGCTGGTTATACCTTCACTTGGAACTCCAACGACAATGCTTCGGGCTACGGCATCGACATTCGTTCGTACACTGGTGATTTCCTCCGTGTTGAAGGTATCGCTGAACTTCTGGAAGCCAACATGGCTTATGACCAGAAAGTAGTATCGACAGACCTTGGTGGTTTCATCGACACTGTTATTGCCTAATAAGGAAGCAATCAATGACCCGACACATTGATAAAATCTTTAACCCAGCACGGCCTCTGTTTGTAAAGACACCTGTGCAAAGTGCTGGGAAAGTTTGGGATCGTGGTGAACGATACAATTGGGAGTTTCTTCAAATCCCTCTTGATAAAGTTCAAGCAATGTTTATTGGTGGATGGGTTCACCACAACCCTGAACTTGAAGAAGAGGTTGTAAAGAAAGTCACTATTGGCGATGGTCTGGAAGAGTTGGACCTAGACCAGTTGCATGTACTTGTAGGAAACATTAACGCTAAGGTCAAGGATAAGACCAAAAATAATAGCGAGTTTCTTGCAAAGAAGTGTCCAACAAGTAGACTGAAAGACAAGCAGATCGCCCTTATTCGTAGGTGGCGAACTGCTTACGGTGATATGGAATAATTGAAAGGAGACGATCATGAGTTGGTCTTATAACCCCGCTGACTTGGTTACTAGCACGGCTTCTGGTCGTCTGAACATCGTACGCCTCCTGATTGGAGATACTGATGAAACTGAACAGATTTTGCAAGATGAAGAAATTGTTTTCTCTCTTGATCAAACCAACAACAATGTTTATTACGCTGGTTCTTGGGCTTGCCGGATTGTTGCTGCTAAATTCTCTAGGCTTGTAGATACAACTATTGACAGTGCAGGCTCTAGCCGCTACAGCCACAGAATTGACCACTTTACTATGTTGGCTCAACAACTGTCTGACCTTGGTAAAAAGACCTATGGTAAATCTTTGGGTCTGTCTGCTGGTGGTATCTCTAATACAGCCATGGACGTTGCAAGATCAAACACAGATAGGCCAGATGGTTTCTATGTAGGTCAGTTTGATAACTTGGGGGCTGGAACTTACTCTTCTGGTTATTATAGTGGCGTTTGATACATATTCAATCAGATACTTCATTAAAGAGCATGGTGTTGTCACCACCCTAAAGAAAAGAACAAAAGGTGCCTATAACTCTACAACTGGTTCTGTAAGTTTTACTACTGTTGACCATAAGGTTTATGGTTTCTCATACAAGGCTTCTCCTGAATCACTACAAGAAAACTCTGTAGTAACTTCTATGAGAAAGGTTATTGTCTCGGCAATAAAGACTAACCACAAACCTTTGCCTCTTCCTACTGTAGACGATCAGATTGTTATCAATGGTACTACCTATGACATCTTGAAAGTGTCAGATGTAAAATCTGCAAACAATGTTATTTTCTACACTCTAGATGTAAGAGGTTAATATGGTACAAGTAAGCGTCCTTAAGCAACTCCAAAAGGTTGAACAACAGTTAGAAAAATTTCCTGAGTTGTTTCTAAATAAGGTTGCTGACTACTTGGTAAAAGCCTCCCCCGTTGATACTGGTGCCTACATTGAATCTCATACTATTACTACTGGAAGAACCAGTGGTCGTATGAGACGATCAGATGTCAGAGAGACATCATCTAATCCACAAGCAAACAGAGATACTGCAAGAACCTTGCTGTCGTCAGACATACAATCCTTGCCAAAGGGTGTAACAAAGGTCTATGTAAAAAATCGTTCACCACATGCAAAATATGTAGAGAATGGTAGCCCAATGTGGAAGAACACAGGGCCTTACAAGGTTTATGCTAACCTTCGTCTAAACGTAGGCAGGTTTGCACAAGAGGCAGCACAAGAAGCAAGGAATTTGTAAATGTCAGTTGATAGTATTCGTGCTTGCTTAGACAAACACCTACAAACCCTGCCTTCTGCACCAGACCTATCTTTTGAAAACGTCACATATGTACACACTGTTGGTGTACCTTTCATCAAGGCTACTCTAGTACCAAATAGCATTCGTCCTGCTACTCGTGGTCTTGATCCTTGGCTAAGATATGATGGTATTTATGCAGTAAATATCTACACACCAGAGGGTCAAGGCAGTGGGGCAGGATATACCCTAGCCGATGATGTCTTAGAACATTTCAAAGCTACTAACTACATCACTGATGGCGCTTTCTCGCTAACAGTTGATTATGCTGAGGTCGGGACAAGTTTCCTTGACTCACCCTTCTATTGCACTCCTGTAAATGTTGTGTGGTACACTTACATCAAGTAAAAGGAAACTATTATGGCTTTTCTCCAAGGCTCTCGTTCTGGTCTGGCGTATGTCACCGAAGTTACTTACGGTACAACTCCAACCACACCAACACTGACCCCTATTCCCTATACCTCTCATACGCTCAATCTGGCAAAACAGCGTGTACAAGGCAATGACATTCAACCTGACCGTATGCAGCGTGTAGACCGTCATGGCAATCGTACTGCTGCTGGCGATGTTGTGGCTGATCTTCGTAAGACAGATTATGATGCTTTCCTAGAATCTGTATTTATGAACTCTTGGGCTACAAACGTTCTAAAGGTTGGTACAACCCTAAAGTCTTTCTCTATTGAAGACCAAGCTAACGACACCAACGCCACAGATGCTTTCCGTCTGTTTACAGGTATGTCTGTATCTAAGCTAGATGTGTCGATCCGTCCAAACCAAATGGTAACAGGCACTTTTGGCTTTGTTGGTTCAGATATGTCAACAGCGGCTACAAGTGCTGGCACTAACGGTGCGCTAACTAACTTCAAACCTTTTGATGCTTACTCAGGCACAATCAAGATTGCTGATGCTGGTGGTGTTCTGGCAAGTGTAGCAACTATCACTGGTGTTGACTTCTCTATTGATAACGCATTCAACCCTACCTTCGTAGTTGGTAGTGCAATTACCCCCCAACTAGAGTATGGTATGGCTACTGTAGAAGGTACAATCACAGCATACTTTGATGATCGTACACTGATCAACCGCTTCTTGAACGAGACAGAGACAGCCTTTGAAGTACAGGTAGACAGCCCTGATGCCGCTGCTGGTCAAACATGGTTCTTCCCTCGCGTTAAGTTCAACGCTGCTGATGTACCTGTAACTGGCCCAGAGTCTCGTATCATCACAATCCCCTTCGTTGCTCTCTACGACACCACAGAAGCAACCAACGTCAAACTAACCCGCAACACCTAATCCCTTCGGGGTAGGGGCAGGTAGGTTGTGTCGGGCAGTCTCCTGCCCCGTTTATATGATTTGTCCGACACACTTAAAAAATATTTTTTCTAAACTCTTGACAAGTACAGGCAACATCCTATTTAAAGTATTGTCTGTACCCCCCTTAATATATACATCATACTAGGACATTCCCGACATGGACCTATCTACTCTTATTCCATCTACTGACACCATTACATTTACTGTTAAACATCCTATCACTAGTGAACCACTACTAAAGGATGATGGTAAGGAAATGACTGTTACTCTTTACTCACCTTACTCCAAAGAGTTTAAGGCAGTAATGCACGAACAAGCAAACAAACGTATCTCTAAAGCACAGAAGTCTAAGAAGATTGTGCTGACAGCAGAAGAGATTGAAGAAGGTAGTCTAGAACTTCTAGCAAAGACTACAAAGACTTTCGATCTACAGCTAGACAAGAAACCTGTTCCTTTTTCTGTGGCTAAGGCTATGGAAATCTACTCTAAAATTCCTTGGCTTAAAGAACAGGCTATTGAGGCTCAAGAGGATTATACATCTTTTTTGAAGAGTTAATCCTTGACCTAGAAGATTATGCGGAATGGGAATTTAAGTTAAGTATACCAGATGAAAGTGGTGTAACACTTAGAGAACATTTAGAGCAGGTTGAGAGGCAGACAGGACATACTCCAAAAGATTTAGAGGGACCAAGTTTTCCCTATCTTCTTGAGCATGTCTGGTCTGCCTTTTTGCAATTAAGCCCTACCCGTGGTCAAGGTATATCAGGTGTATTACCTCTTACCTATACAGAAATACAAAGTTGGATAAACACAACTGGTGAGTTACTTACCCCACAAGAAGTAAGAATACTAAAGAAACTTGATGAAGTCTACAGGAGAGTTGTGAATGGCTGATCTAGGTGAAATCGTAGTTCCTGTAAACTTTACTGAGGTTCTTGATGGCATCAAAGCCGCAAAATCTTTTGAGAGACAAATTCAAGTATTAAGTAAAGCCATTTCTAGTGGTGCTATCACTACTAATCAGTATAGAAAAGCTATGCTTGAACTTAAACGTGAGTATCAAGCACTTGGTGTAAGTTCTCAAAAAGCAACGGCTGTAGTACAAGGCTATGCAAAATCTCTTGTTGATTCTAAAAAGGCCCAAGATGATCTAACTGCTGCAAAACAGAGGGCAGAAACAGCTTTTGCTCTTGGTGCACAAAAAGCCAAGGAAGAAGCTAGGGCCATAGAAGAATCAGCAAAAGCACAAATTCAAGCTGAAAGAGCCGTTGTAAGAGAACGAGAGGCTTGGTTTGCTCAACAACGCCGCCGACTTGCCATGATGCGAGAGAGTGAGCGTATGGCCGAAATACAAGCAATGGCAACTGATAGAAGTACTGGTGCTTTTGGTCGCTTTGGCTTCGCTGCCCAACAGGCTGGCTATCAAGTTGGTGACTTTTTAGTACAGATTCAATCTGGAACAAATCCTCTTGTGGCTTTCGGACAACAGGCCACACAGCTTGCAGGTCTTCTGACACTTTCTCTTAATCCCGCCATTGTGGCGTGGGGTGTTGGTCTTTCTATTATTGTGCCTCTTGTTACTGCAATTGGTGCAACTTTTATGAGAACCAAGAAAGATGTAGAAGAATATAATAAGCCCTTAAACGAAGCCTTGGAAATAACAAAGAAACTTCGTGAGGAAACAGACGCAATCAGATTTCCTGATGCCACGAAAAAAGTCATTGATGATCTTCAAGTCAGGTTTGAAGAAGCCAGACAAAAAGTAGTAGACCTTCAAAATCAAATAGCTAGAGGTCAAATTGCTGCTGGACAAGGTGGTGCTGGCGCTATAATGTTTGCTCTAGCAGGTAATCAGGCCCAAGAAGAACTTGATGCAGCCACACTTGTCCTTGAATCTCTGAAAGAGGAAATTAGACTAAGAGATTTGCTTGTACAAAGAGAGAATGCTAGAGTAGCTGATGCTAAAGCATATCTTGCTGAACTCCAAAAGCAGAAAGAAGAACAGAAAAAGATGAACGATAAGATAGAGTATGGTAAAGATGTATTCCATGCTCTTGCTGGTGAAACTTCTTCTGTATCTTTTTACATGAGTGAAGCATTTAAGTCTGCCGTTGGTTTGTCTAATGTCAACTTTGACAACATTAAAACAGCGGCTTTTTATATGTCAAGTCTTAGTCAGTTTGGCCGAGGTCTTCCAGCCGCACCCGGTGGTCCCAGAAAAAGTTATTTTGCACCAACAGATTTTAGTAATACTAATTTTGGTGGGAGTCGTGCAGACAGTCGTATGGCAGGAGCGCCTCCCCCTGTAGAACCACCTACTATTTTATCGGGTAGTGGTGGGGGTGAAGGTGGAGGGGGCGGACAGTCTCCTGAACAGATCATTGCTGATATGCGTAAACAGCTAGAGTTGCAAAAGGCTCTTGTTGGGACATCTGATGAATATCAAAAGATTGTTCAAGCAGTTGGCATTGAGTATGCTAAGGCTAATCCACAGATCGTCAAAGGTCTTATTGACCAAATGCAAGCACTAGACGAACTTATGGAGAAAGAGAAAAAGCGGCAACAGTTGTTCAACTCTGTCCAAAGTTCACTAGAAAATGGCTTCATGTCAATGATTGATGGAACTAAGTCTGTCAAGGAAGCGTTTAGGTCTATGGCCTATGACATCATTAAAGAACTTTACAAGGTGCTTGTGGTTCAACGAATGGTTGGTTCTTTCAACAATTCGACAGGGCAAGGTTCTGGTCTTATGGGTCTTATCAGCACTGGATTTAGTTCAGTAGTTGGTGGTGCAAGTGCTACACCCAAAGCATCCCCACCTCCGATGGCTCGTATGTCAGCACCAAATAAAGGCGAGGCTGTCACTGTAAACAATGTCATCAACGTAACAGGTACAGGTGATGCTGCTTATGTTCGTGGTGAAGTTGCTAAAATGATGCCTCAGATTACTGGTGCCACAAAAGCTGCTGTGATTGAAGCACGTAAACGTGGTGGTCAAATGGCTGCTGCTTTCAAATAACAAATGAGTCCCTGACAGAAATGTTGGGGACTTAAATACTCATAAAGGTTGATTATGGCTATTACATACCCACTCACTGTCCCGACAAACATTGGTATTGCCAATATCATCATAGGTGCTGAAAATGCTGTTGGTATTAGTCAGTCTCCCTTTACTTATGAACAACAAGTAGTAGTACATCCCGGTCAAAGATGGACTGCCTCTGTAACCCTACCTCCTATGAAGAGGCAAGATGCAGAACCTTGGATTGCTTTCCTTATGAGTCTTAAAGGCCCTATTGGGACATTCCGTCTACCTATCCCAGATTATCCCGGTCCTAGAGGTAGTGCTAATACTACTCCCGGAACACCTCTAGTTAATGGTGCTAGTCAAACTGGTTCAACACTTAACATTGATGGTCTGCCCATCAACACTGTTGGTTATCTACTTCCCGGTGACTATTTCAAACTAAACACAGTAAGCCCACAACTGTATAAAGTTCTGTCACAAGTTGATAGTAATGCTTCTGGTCAAGCCACTGTAGATATTTGGCCAAACCTTCGTACTTCTCCCGCTGATAATGCAGTGTTTAGATTGGCTAACATCGAAGGTCTGTTTAGACTAAAATCAAATATCCAACAATGGGAAATCAATAATATATCTTCTTATGGCATTAGTTTTGATTGTGTGGAGGCACTATGACTAGGGCTTTAACACCAGAGTTTGTTACAGCAATTAATGCTAAAGTTGTAGAGGTTTTCTTTGCAGTTTACCTAGACTTTGAATCAGGACCAGTTGGTATCTGGTCAGGTTATGGTGATCTGACTTGGGATGGTAAAAGTTTCTTAGGTGCTGGTGAACTTCTCAGTATTTCTTCTGTGGAAGAAAGTTCAGAGATTGAGGCTAAGGGTGCAAGTGTGACACTTAGTGGTATTCCTTCTGCATATCTATCTCTAGCCCTGACAGAACCATATCAAGGTCGATCCTGCACAATCTATTTTGGTGTAAGGCTTGCTTCTGGTTCTGTCGAGTTTACCGAAGTGTTTAGTGGTGAACTGGATCAGATGAATATTACAGAGAATGCTGACACCACAACCATTGCAGTCAGTGCAGAAAATGTGTTGATCCGCCTTGAACGTCCAGTTATACGTAGGTATACTGATCAAGATCAGAGAACAAGGTTTGCAACAGACGGTGGTTTTAAGTTTGTAGCTGCACTTCAAGATAAAGAAATCTATTGGGGCCGTAAGGCTTCTTAACATAAAGGCAACCCGACATGCCTACCTATAAGCAAGAATTTCTAGTAAATGTTATGGAAGACATTAAGCCTCTTCTTGATAAACATTGGGAAGAGATTGCCACAAACAAACATGCCATAAAATTAAACCCTGATTGGGATGCTTACAAAATCCTGGAAGATCATGGCAATCTAAAAATATTTACTGCAAGAGACAACGATAAACTAGTTGGGTATTTTGTGGTTATTGTAAGAACTCACATACACTATAAAGACCATCTGTTTGCAGCAAATGATGTATTGTATCTAGACAAAGATTACCGTAAAGGTTTTACTGGTGCAAAACTTATAAAGTTTGCTGAGAAGTGTCTGAAAGATGATGGTGTTTCTGTCTTGGTGGTTAATACTAAAAGACATAAGCCATTCGATCAACTTCTTCAATGGCTTGGTTTTAATCATGTAGAAAATACCTACTCCAAACTATTGAGGTAAAAATGGCTGTTTCTGCTGTTATGGGCGCACTTAGTGCTGGTACTACTGCACTTACTGGTGGTACTCTTATTGGTGGTTTTCTACTAGGGGCTGGTGCTGCTGGTACTTTTCTTACTCACTTTCTTGTCTCAACTGCAATGGGTGCTGCACTTAATGCTCTAGCACCTAAACCAAACCTAGGTAGTTCTCGTGGTTATTCTCTCAAAGGTGAAAGCGGCTCTGCACTAGACCACCAAATTATCTATGGTAAAACCAAGGTTGGTGGTGTACGTATCTATGACGCTTCCACAGGAACAAACAACAGTTTCCTACATCGTATCCTAGCCTTTGCTGGCCATAGGATTGAAAGCTACGAAGAGATTTATCTGAACGATGAACTCTTGACCCTTGATGGTTCTGGTAACGTAACTAGTCCCTCAAAGTACAATGGGTTTGTAAGAATTAAACAGTATCTTGGCACAAATAACCAACTAGCTGATCCTGACCTTATTGCTGATACTACAGACCTTACTGACGACACAGGACGTTGGAAGAACGATTATAAACTGTCTGGTATTGCTTATCTATATATCAGGTTGAAGTATTCTTCTGATGTATTTCCAAATGGTATTCCAGCCTTCTCTGCCGTAATCAAAGGCAAACGTGTATATAACCCTGCCACAGATACAACAGCTTGGTCTGATAACCCTGCTCTATGTCTAAGGGATTACTTGACAACTGCTACAGGTCTAAATGTATCAGAAGACAAAATCTCCGATACTCATGTCAATGCTGCTGCAACTATCTGTGACCAGACAGTAGACTCTGAAAAGAGATATACTTGTAACGGTGTATTTACTACGGGTCTTCTACCAAAACAGATTATCTCAGATATGACTACCTCTATGGGTGGTATTCTGTGGTACTCTGGTGGCCTGTGGAAGATGAAGGCTGCTGCATACACCACACCAACAATTACGCTGACAGAAGATGATCTACGTTCTGGTGTATCTGTATCAACAAGGTTCTCTCGTAGAGAAAACTTTAATGCTGTAAAAGGCACTTTCCGTGGGGAAGAATCTGATTGGCAAGAGACAGATTATCCAATTGTAGATGATCAGAGTTTCCTAATTGCAGACAATAACATTGAGAATGTAATTGACTTTACTTTGCCATTTACATCTTCATCTAAAACTGCACAAAGGCTTGCAAAGATATTCCTATTCAGAAATAGGGAACAACTGACAATCTCTGCATCTTGGGGGCTAAGGGCCTTTGAGGTTGATGTAGGTGACATCGTAAAGGTTAGCCTTAGCAGGTTTGGTTGGGTTGAGAAAGAGTTTGAAGTTACCTCTTGGACCTTTGGCTTGGCAGATGAATTTGATCTTCAAGCCAGCATGGTTCTAAGGGAAATCTCTTCTCAAGTTTTCCAAGATGTTTCTGGTAAAGTCTTTGAAAACAATAATACAAACTTGCCTTCCGCTTTTTATGTCCCATCTGTTGGTATATCGCTTTCAAGTGATCTTGTCACAGTCAATGAACATGCTGTTAACGTAGTCTATGCCACAATAACTGCCGAAGATGCTCCTGCTGTAGAGCATGTTGAATTGCAATTCAAGAAGTCGTCTTCTTCAGTTTGGAGGTCTGGTGGTACTGGTGATCTAGGTGAGTATGAAATTGTTGACCTAGAAGAAGTCCCTTATGACTTTAGGGCAAGAGCCTATAGTTTTCTTGGTGTTAAGGGTGAGTGGTTTACCATTAGTAGTTATACACCAGAAGGCAGTTCTGCAAACCCACCAGTAGTGCAAGATTTCTCCGCACAGTTGATTGGTTCATCAGTAAACCTTAGCTGGACACCCTCTACTGCTGCTGACTTGTCTTACTACCGTATTCGTCATTCTTTTGACGAGACAGGTGCAATCTGGTCAGATGCTTCGACTTATGTTGACAAGGTTCCTCGTCCAGCCACAAATATAACTGTTCCTGCAAAACCTGGGACATATTTGATAAAGGCTTATGATAAGACTGGTCATGTGTCTGAAAGTGCTGCTTCTGTGGTTATTCCCGCTGTTGCTTTGGAGACATTTACTAATACTATTTCAAAGCAGTACGACCCAGCCTTCAATGGTGCTAAAAGCAATACTACAGTAATCTCTAACACTCTAAGACTTACAACTGTTACAGGTACACCACCTTTCAGTGGAAACTATAGCACAACTAACCTTGCTAATATTATTGATACTGGTGCAGTTAGAAGGTTCCGGGCTAGGGTAGATTTTGACTTTACGAGACTTGATAACGCAACCTCTTTGTTTGACGGTCTTAGTGGAAAAATTGACACTCTTTCTGGTCTTTGGGATGATCTTACTGGTGGCACTCAATTAGAGGATGTCAATGTTGTAGCATTCATTTCTACAACAAATGATGATCCTGCTGGTACTCCTACATGGTCTGCCTATGAGCCTATCAGAGTTGGTGATTATTATGCAAGAGCAGCCAGATTTAGATTGAGGCTAGAAAGTAACACAGTAGACGTTACCCCAAGCGTATCGTTTATGAAGGCTTATGTCCAATACAATTAAGGAATCTTAAATGGCTACGCATGATTATGACATTGCAAACCAAACCTCTGCAAGTTTTAGATCAGACCTAAACAATGCTTTGATGGCTATTGTTAGCACTAACTCTAATGCTACTGCACCTACTACAACATATGCTAATATGCTGTGGTATGATACTGCTAACAATCAAATTAAGAAGCGTAATGAAGCTAATAGTGCTTGGATTACTCTTGGCACTATTGATGAAACTGCTGGCACTTTCACCAGTAACTTTGCTCCTGCCACACAGGCTCAGGCAGAGGCAGGCACTAACAATACCGCAAACATGACACCACTAAGGACAAAGCAAGCTATTGATGCCTTGTCTGTAATTAAGAGGCAATACATTAGCACAAACCAGACAATTACAACTTCTGGTCTTTTGACATTGGCACACAGCTTGGGTGAAGTCCCAAAAATCATCTTTCTAGAGTTGGTGTGTGTGACAGCACAAGCTGAATATGTTGCTGGTGATGTGGTAATGATTGGTATCAACTCTTCTACAACATCTGAAAACAGGTTCTCAAGCGTCTACTATGATGCCACAAACGTCTATGTAAGGTTTGACAACAGTACAGAAGTTTTTACTTTGGCAACTAAAAATGGTGGTGTTTCGTCGGCACTTACTAATGCTAACTGGCGTCTTCGTGTGAGGGCTTTTGCATGACAACTCTTCACTTTGTTAATGAAGATGGTGTTTATCTTGGGGGGTTTGGTGATGGTGCTGAACCTCCTGAGAACAGCATTGAAGTAGAAGCCCCTCCCCATGGCCTAGCTAGATGGAGTGGTACTGATTGGTACTTTACTCCCGAAGATATGGCAACTATTGTCAGGAAAGAAAGAGATTCAATTCTGACAAATGTAGTCGATCCCATAGGTCTTAATGCCCTTCGGTGGGCTGCTATGGAGCAAGAGTTGAAAGATGCTTGGCTACTATACCGTCAAGAACTTCTAGATGTACCACAACAAGAAGGTTTCCCCTTTGATGTTGTGTGGCCTGTTAAACCTGAGTAAAGGAAAAGATATGACAATCAAGAAAACCATTTCGGCAGTTGTTGTGGCTTCTGTGATTGCCATATCTACCCCCTTTATTGCTAAGTGGGAAGGTCTAGAAACAACTGCTTATCGTGATATTGTAGGTGTTCCTACTGTCTGCTATGGGGAAACCCGTGGTGTTAAGATGGGGGACACTTATACTAAAGAACAGTGTATGGAAATGCTCAAGAAGGGTGTGGCCGAGTACTATGCCAAGCTACAACCTTATATGACTAACCCTAATATTCCTATCAGTGTACAAGCCTCAATGCTTGAACTAGCCTACAATGTAGGTGTAAGTGCTGTAGGTAACTCTACCATGATGCGTCTAGCCAATCAAGGTAAGTATGTAGAAGCCTGTAATGAACTCAGTAAATGGGTAAGAGCAGGTGGTAAAGTAGTAAAAGGTCTTGAGAATAGACGAGCCGACAGTAAGTACAATCTTTGTCTTAAAGGTCTAAGATGAAGTACCTAGTCCTCTCTTTCTTCTTATTTCTAGCAAGTTGTAGTGGTCCCTTAGACCTCTTGCTTGGTGGCCCTAATGTGGCTGCACAAGTACAGGCAGGTAAGGAAAACACACAACAAATTGTAGCCAATCAAACCACAACAGAAGCTGGTAGAGATATTGTCACGTATGATACCCCTATCTCAGCTAAACAAATAGAAGAAGTGAACGTTCAACAGACCCCTGTGTGGATGATCCTTCTCCTGATACTCGGATGGCTATTGCCTTCTCCAAATGAAATTTCTAGATGGATTAGAGGACTCTTCAAGAAATGATTTACGAATATCTCAACCACATCATAGCCACAGTCATAACAAGTGTTGCTGGTATTATCGCATGGCTGTTTAGAACAGTTCTTACCAATCAGAAACAGATTTCGTTACTTCAACAAGAGATAAAAGACCGTGATGATCGCCGTGAAGAAGACAGGGCAATGTGGAAAGAACTAAAAGAAGATGTGAAAGAGATAAAGCGAGATATTCTCGACATTTACAAGAAGAACTAAAAAGTAAACCCCGGTCAGGATTGATTTCCTGCCGGGGTATTTTTATTTTACATTACTGCTGGTGAGAAAGCATGTAGCTTCCACTTTAGTTTGTTGTGGTAGTCAATACGATCTTCAATAAAATTGATGATACCAAAGTCATCATAGAGCATTGCTTGATCATGTGCCTCATTAAGAGCCTTGAGGATATTCATGTTATCATCCTCTAGCTGCTTGATCATAACAAGTGCAGGCAGTAGGGTAATGCTTGCATCTTGTACAAGGGTGATACGAGCAAAGTCTGTCAGACCACCAGAAGGAAAGTCTCCTAGTGTACGGATATGCTCTGCATAATCATCTACACTTTCCCATACCTCTTGATACACATCACCGAAGAAACCATGAAACTGAGCAAAGTCAGGACCAGTTACGTTCCAATGATAGTTATGGGCTTTGAGGTAAAAGGTAAACACTGTGGCCAATGCTACATTAAGGGCTTCACCTAGTGGGGTCATTGATTTTCTTCCATCTGTTTAATAAGCAGTTCAGCGTAGTGGATAACCTTCTTCAAGTCTTGGATACCACCCTTCTGCTTGTAACGACAAGTATACTTGACAATGTTCCCTTCACAGAAACCTAGACCATTAGCCAAGATAAACTCTACTGGCTGAATCTTCATTGTCTTGTAGTGATCACCACCAACCTGTTGATTGAATGGGTCTTCCACTTTATACTCTTTAGGCATAATATGATAGTATTCAGTATAACTCAAATTCCGTCTCCTTCAAATGCGATGATCCACCGCTTACACATATCAGAACGAACAATGTCATCAACACCAAACTCTACCACAGGAACAGGTAGTTTATACTTCTTTGCTAGATGGATAATCTTGATCAGGCCAGAAGAAGTGTTAATATCTGACTGTTTGACATCACCGTTAATGACGACCTTACAATCTTTGCCTACCCTTGTCAAGAACATTTTAATCTCATGGACAGTAGTATTCTGTGCTTCATCAAGGATGATAAAGGCATCATGGAAGGAACGACCACGCATAGTAGATAGTGGTGCCATTTCAATGTTACCATTCTTGATGGCAGTCTCTACAACACCTTTACCTAGTTGCTCAATCAGTACATCAAGGATAGGCATAGCCCAAGGAGCAAACTTCTCTTCTAAAGTACCGGGGAAGTACCCAAGGTCTTTACCTACAGAAATGTTAGGCCGAGTAATGATGATCTTGTCAATGTCTTTCTTGGCATACATATTAGCAGCTTTTGTGGCAGCTATGTATGTCTTACCTGTACCTGAGAAACCACAAACAATGACTTGTTCATACTCATTTAGGTAGTTGATATAGAGTTTCTGATTGTCATTCAGAGGGACTAATGAGACTGTCTTTGTAGCTGCCTCTTCATCTGCATGTTTATATTTCGTGGCTCTCTTTGTTCGTGGCTTCTCAATCATTTTGGTTCACTTCAAACAACTCCAACCAGTTTTCCAGATCAGCGTACCCACCAATATAGGTGTTGCCAGCAGGGGTTTCAACCCAAATCTGAGGAACAGTGTTAAGACTAGCCCGCTTCATCAGAAGAACGAGCATGGGATGTTCCTTGTAGTGGAAGTCCCTGAACGGGACTCCCTTTTCTTCTAGTAGGTTCTTGGCCTTATCACACCAAGGACAATCATCTTTACTGATAATTTTGAACATCATCTTCCTGTTCTTCTACAAGTTCTTCTAGGGCTTGAATACGTTGCTCTGCATCTTGCAGCCCCTTATAGAAAATCCAGACAATAAAGATTGTCAAAGCGTCAATTAGAAGTCCAACCATTATACCAAATCCACAATCTCGCACGATCCACCTACACAGGCAAAAGTGCTGGTTCCTTTAGAGGTATCTTCTTTCTCATAGTCAGAAAGTTTAACCCAGTCAATCTTCTCAGGCATAACACTTAGAAGGTCATTGTACTCACGTTCAGTTACTTCCTCGTAGGGTGCCTGTTGATAAGTATGATCAGAGTGTGGCAAAAATGATACACCAGATACTTCATCGAAGTGTGCATATACCCATGCCCCTACCTCTAGCCATTCATGGTCACGCACTGTAATAGTTACAGAAGGCTTATGTTCACACCAATAGCGTTGATAAGTCAGCCAATGTTCTAGTTGCTCAATGGCTGTCAGATCATTCCGAGTAATAGCACCCTCTGGTGACTTCTGAGGGAAACTAAACACTGTTGTACTATCAGGCTTCATAACATCAGGTTCAGCAGGAATACCCTGATCCTTCATAAACTGTGTCAGTGGGTCTTTATTATCACCACGAACACGACGAATATAGTAAGCAGAGTGACGAGCATGAATGCCGCTGGCACTATCAACCAACTGGGATACAGTGCCAGAAGGCTTAACAGCAGTAATAGCCACAGACTGATTAATACCAAGTTTCTCTGCCCATTCTTTGTTAGTGTCGATAGCTACTTGCTTTAGTTCCTCTAGAGTTTCACCCAGTGTCCAATTATCACCAAAACCCGGCTCTTTGCCTGACAAATGTTTATGGTCCATGATGCCAGTAAGAGAAACACCAAGTAGACGTTCTTCCTCAGTATTCTTCTTCCAGATAGGACGAAGGTATGGGAAGTATGTAAGTGTAGACTGAATTGTGCCTACAATAGTAGCAATCTTGACTTTACGCTTTAGGTCTTCTAGTGTGTCTGTGGCTCGTACTACTACCTCGCTCAGATTACAGAACTGATATGGCCGAAGGATAATCTCCGAACAAGGGTTCGTTCCAAACTCTTGATTAGGGTCACGACGACCATTCTTAGCTGCCTGCTTCTTGGATGCAGGACGACTAAAGATACCTCGTTCACCACTCTTGCTCTCAACTAGTGCAAGCCATTCACGCATGAAGGTTTCCATGTCTGGCTTCTCAGTATAGGCTACTGAGTTGTTAGCCAAAGCACGTTGACCATTCTTCTCCCACCATTGACCCGACTTTGCATGACGCATACGATCATCAGATAGGTTAGATAGGCTGATCATTGCTGAACGACGAACACCACCAACCACAACAACTTCACCAATCTTGCAGAGGATGTCGTGGCATTCTAGTGAAGAAAGACGACGACCCTTAGCATTGACAAAGACATTGATGACAAAGTTGAACAATTCTTCCAGAGGGGCAGGACCAGAGGCACGACCGCCAAAGGTCTTTAGTTTAGTACCAGCAGGGCGAACTTTAGAAGTATCCCACTTGGGGATTTCACCAGCATAAAGCATTGCAATCACTTTACGTAGTGCCTTAGCCCAACCCTCTTTGCTATCCTTTACAACAATAACATCCTCTGATTGAAACATAGTCTCAGGGACTTCTGGTAGCTTGCTGATGTATTGACGCTCTACAGAGAAGCCTACACCAGTACCACACAGAAGAATGAACATAGCTTCGTCAAAAGACTTGGGATCATCTACAGGAAGGTAGGAGCAGTTGTAACCAGCAGTATTGTCACGTTCCAGTGCAGGACCAGCGGTCATCATTGCCCGCATAGAAGGCATGACTTCCAAGCGGAGAATAGCCTCTTTAATCTCCGCAATACATTTGCGCTGTTCGTCTGTAATCAAGGCATGGTAAGAGTCTCCCATATCTTTGCATTCTTCGGAGATTTTTGGGACAATAACGTTATTAATATAACGTCCGACAGTCTCTCCCCAAGTCTCTCGGCGTTGTTCTTCGTCTACCCAACGGGCATAACGTGATGTGGCAATAAAGGCCTGATAGTCAGTTGGTAGGGTTGTCATTTTTCTTCTTTCTTACTCTACAATAATTCCAACACGATGTGGTTGTACCACAATACGGTTCATAGTCAAATCTGCTTTAGCCATCAGAGGGTTTTGAATAGACCACTCTATCAGCACTACAGGTACAGTCTTGTCTCTGATCGTCTCAAGTTTATAGATCAGTTCTTCTACTGTCATTTGATTAGATCGTCTAGTTTGACTTTAGGATAGTCAGGGTTCTTCATAATCTTACCATCTGCCCTACGCTTGATAGAACCATCTGGTTGAATACAGCGACCTACATTGTTGGCGTGTACACGTTCAATTGCTTGATCAAGGTCATAACCACGAGCATTAGCATAACCATAGATCACATAGACCAGATCAGCAAGTTCCTTTAGTTCAGCTACACCCTTCTCGTCTTCATGTAGCCATTCGTTGTATTCTTCGACGATCAGACCTTCATAAAGAGATACTTTAGGTTCTTGCCCTGTAACCTCTGCAAACTCTCGTACCAAATCCATAGTAGTACGAGTTATACCATAACTCCATTTAGCCATTAGTTGTCTTCCTGTTCATAGCGTTCCAGATAGATATAGCCTAGGTTATCTAGGATTTCAAGTACCTTCCACATAGTCAAGTTGTGGTCAGCAAGGATATTCTTTAGACCATAATCTTCAATTAGTCGTTGGATTTGTTCTTTTTGCATTTACTTATAGACGATGAATGAACACAGGGAAATCAGTTTCTTCTCTAGCAGTTGGCTTGAATACATACCAAGCATAGTTGTCTTTACCTTTAACCTTGTTTGGTTCCCAATAAAGCCTTCCTACGCTAATAATCATCCAACCATATTGATTTAGGAAAGGTGCCATGTACTTGTTGTGCATCATATCAGCAGGCAACAGGAGCCATGTCTCTTTCTTTGGCAGGATATGCTGCATAATAGATAGCAGAACTTCTTTAGTGTATGGTGGATTAGTAATTACCACATCAGCGTGAGATAGTTGTTCATCTGTTAGCAAAGAGGCATTAGCTTTACCTACAAATGGGTGTTGTGGTTCTACATCATATGCTGCCACACAAGCTAGGTTAGGTGCTGCTTCTTGCAGTAAATCAACCAGATCAAATTTGCCTGCACAAATCTCCATATAGTTGCCATCAAAAATGTCACTTTGTGACTTGAAGAAAGCTACTGCCTCTGGGTCAATTGTACTATAGAAGTCCCTTGGCTTCTTCTCAAAACCTTCTGAACGTTTACCCATATGCTTTCCTTAAACTATCAAGACTAATGAACTGAGGCTCATAGACACCATTACAGATTTCTCGTTTAATCACAACACCAGACCACCAACCACGGTTAGCCTGTCCTGCCCATCCTTCATCACCACCCTTGAAGCAACCAGCCACAAGGCCCATGATGCCATTAGGGTGAGCATCATCCTTGAAGTACAGTGAGCGTTTGTGGCTATGACCACAGGTAGAACTAAAGTTCCTTAGTTGAAGGATTGAGTAAGCGTGATGAAGACCTGAAATAGCGGTCCCAAAATTCCCGCTACTAAAGTAGTGAGCATAGGAGACACCATCATAGTCTGCAATAGCAGGGCCTTCATTTTCATACTCATGGTATTCATCAAACCAATGATCTGTTTGTAGATGTGAGAAAGACACACCATACTTACTGCCTTCTAGTCGAGGGTCATGGGCAATAGCTTTCTTGATCCTATGTTCATGGTTTCCTTCAAAACCAATTCGGAAAGGACGCTTCTTTTTACTAATGCGGTAGCGATCCCAAATACGAGATTGAGCATCATTGTATGTCTCAATATCTCTCTCGTAGGATTGTGTTACAATAGCTTGAGGATAACGACCATCAAAGGTGTTAAGGCTACGCATATCAGCCCCATCACCTAGATCAACCACATAGTCAGGTTTAATGTCTTCAATCAAGTTACCTAGCCAATCAAACCGTTCATTACTAATGCTTGGGTCTGCATGGGCGCAGGTATAGACAATAGCTGTCTTGTTCATGTATTCTCTTTCAAGAAAGTAGGAAGTTCATCAACCACATTGTCAACTTCCATAATAAAAGGAGTGATATTCTGCTTGAAGTGCTTGACAACCTCATAGGCATCATCAAATGTCCAGAAGGTTAGTTCCTCTACCTCAAAGCCACCATAAGCATTCTCTACTTGGCACAGTAGTACCCAACAATCATCATCTTCATCCCAGTCAGGAATGTCAGAAGAATGAAATGGCCCTTCTACAATACCATAAATTACTACGTTGTGGTCATAGTCGATTACGTTAGCCATTCTTTAGGAACCTCTTTGTCTGCATAAAGGAAGCCATGTTGATTACACCAGTCAGCATAGGTTGTCTTAGAGCCTTTGTTTATCTTACTCTTAGAATTAGTAAAGACAAACCGAATATCAAGATCAGGATGCTGCTTTTTTACCAGAAGATGCTTTTTCCTATCAGAAGCCACAAACCTACCCTTAGTCTCAATAATGATGCCATTTGGCAACTTGAAGTCTGGTGTGTATGTCTTGTCTTCTTCTAGTCTATACCTGATCTTGAATTTCTCATACTCGGCTTCTACACCACATTCTTTTAGTTGTGTGGCAATCTTTACTTCTAGACCTGACCTATAACCATGTTTTATACCGTTTGAAATTTTAGTGGACATTGCACTGAATCAATCCTTTCTGCCATTTCTTTAGTATCTTTCTTTATCTTATGACTTCCATGATTTCTGGCAATATTGGTTGAATCAGCAGAAGCAAAAGGCCACCTATGACCACAAACTTTTAAACCTCGCATCATATGGACCCTAGGTCTACTACCTGTCTTGTCTATGGCTTCCCAAGCCTCGTCTGCTCTATTTTCCCACTCTTTTGATAAAACCTTCCAATAAGTCCCACTGGAACCAAAACAGATATTCGGATACTTATCAACCAGTTCGACTAACCAAGAAATAGGCAAATCCATATGCCAGACAGCGTATGAAAGATGTTTTGGATAAGGCCATGCCTTTAGAAAGTCTTTTTGCTGCTCCACTGTGCCACCAATAATGTCTGGGATAACTGCCCAATTTGCCCCATACAATTTATCATCAAGCCATTTAATATAACCTTCTGTATCAAAGAGTTTACCTTTAGTATAAGCAGTAAAGGCCCCATTATCCCACATGATACTTTGTGCATTATCAATACACCATTTTGCGTCCTGTGGGTGAGCGTAGGAGACACAGAAGTGCCTCCCTTTTAGTTGCTCTAAACAAGGGCTTCTTGGAGTGATTGGAGTGCCATGATAATGGATCATTTTTTGTACTTGTAATACAACCACAACCCCACAGCTACAGCAGCACTTGCATACAGCTTTGCTACAGTGTTGCCAACCGAAAGTTCCAAGGAACCAAAAGCAAGGTAGACAAAAAGTACACTGTCAACAAATGACCCTACAACACCAGAGGCAAGAACCGCCAACTCTTTCCCCCTTTTACGAAGTGGCGTATAGACTGTTAGATCAAGTGTTTCTGCTACAAAATAAGCTGCGGCTGATGCCATCGCAATAAAAGGGTTTGCAAAAATAAATGACAAAACTGTACCAAAAACAACAGCCCCGAAAGACCACTTCCAATCAGTCAATTCTTGAAGCCAATCCCTTAGAACAAGGGCAAGCCCTACAAACAACACCCCACTTGGGGCCATTAGACTGAAACCTACAGGGATCAAGCAAGGTCCGTCTGGAATACATTCCGTACCAACGTTGCCAATAAACCAATTTGCAAGTGGGATCATTGCTGAGAAAAGCAAGAAAACTAAATATTTAAGCATCAGTATTTTTCCATTGTGGGGGGTTGCCATGTCTCATTCTCTTTACGACGAAGATACACCAGACGAGCAGTCTTTGTCAAATCCTCTAGATTTCCCTCGTAAGCCTTAAGGACAGCCTTGAACATTTCCTCGTCTGTGGTAAGTCCTTTAAGGATTTTTTCAGCAGTCTTAGGGCCACAACCTTGTAGACCCTTGATGTTGTCCACCGTATCTCCTGTCAGCACTTGCTTCCAGAAGTTATACTTGGCACCCAGTTCATCAATCAAGAGCCAAGACTTCTTCTTGTAATCATAGATCATACAAGGAAGTTGCTTAAAGTCTTTGTCCACTGATACAATGATACTATCTTCATAGCCATTCTCTGTAACAGCAATTGCAATAGCATCATCAGCTTCTTGTCCCTCAGTAACAGTAGCGCCCCATTGGTCGATCAGACGTTGACGGGCCAGAGAATGAGTAGCTGGCTTACTGCCTTTCCTGTTTGCCTTGTAGGCCTCAGATACCTCATTACGGAAGTTACCCTTACCTGTCAGGAAGGTGCTGTATTCAAAGTCTTTACCTTCTGCACTGCACTCCCACAAAATGTCTTCCATGATGCTGTCAACTTTAGCTACAACACCTGAGACTGTGTTACCCTCTTTACTATAGGCTGCGTGGTAGGCAATAACATCTGCATCAATGAACAGTCTCATTATTATCATCTTTCTTTGATAGGTTATCTAGGAAATCGCTATAACCATCAAACTTGACAGCAAACCTGTCAGACCAATACGCTTGATTGTCAACGATTTTCAAGAACAATACATGCCTAAATCCATCCTCTCTTTTATCTCGTTGGATAGAGATATAATCAGGTGTAGAGGCTTTTGCTGCAAGAGCGTTGATAGTCCTTAGTTGTTCCTTGCTAAGAACAATAGAGGTAACGTTTACTTTCCATTGAAAGAAGGATACTGCCTGATAGATATATCCTAGAGTTCTGTTTTTAACGTAACTAAACATTTTCCTCTTTCTTATTTAAGACTGTAGGGAAAGCTGGTGCAAGCACCTTCCTAATTTCCCTCGCCAGTAGGACATGCTCCCATTGGGTAACACCCGGATCATCCCGAACATCAAGATAATGTAGCCAAGAACGAAGTGTACCATTGACATACAGGCGAGACATGGTTAGTCCCTCTGGAAGCACTACACGGGCACATTCTTTAGCCACACCAACATCACGCATAGACTTGTAAAACTCTACAACGTCTTGTGTCATAAGTTCTACACTGTCTTTAATTGTCTCGTGGATATCTTCATTCAGATCATCGACAGAGTTCTGACGGTTCTTTGTGTCTTGACGACGAAAATCCCGATCAGTAAACTCAATCTCGTCTGAGTATCGTTGGCTAAACTCCTGAAAGCTGAATGACCTATGACGAAGAAGTTGCCGTGTAATGTCCCGTGGGGCCTCTACCTCTACAACAGCATTAACCATTTCAAAGATTGACCAGTGTTTGTGGTTGATGCAGTAGTCTAGCAGCTTCTTATAGTCAGGGTTGTCTTGATTAGAGGGGTTGGAAACCCTAGCGCAATATGCAACTAGGGCCTCCGCATTAGCCGCAGGCACTTCCACGGTGGGTTGTGTAATACCTACCAACTTGGCAGAAATTTTCATGTTATCGAACTGTCCAGACTTGTTCTTTATTGCCTTTATCAACCCCTACTGCTTCTACATAGCTATACCCCGAAGCACGAAGGAAAGTAAGCATCAACTCTAGTACATCATCAAGGTACTCAACACCATCTTGACTGACATCCGCTGTACGAGTTGAATCAAACTCTTTGTCATAGTCTGACATACTAAATTGGAAACGCATTATTCTACTTCCTCTTCCTTGGTGTATTCTACAAGTTCAACGATCTTGACTTTGGTGAGTGAAGTACGAGATACACGGCTCATTTTACCAGTATCTTTATCACGTACATCAAAGGTCTGGATCAGGTTAGTGATCTCAGCTACAGTGCCGTTACCAATCAGGCCCTCTTCTTGTGTCCAAGGTTTACCATCAGGACCAACTACCTTTGGGGCACCGCCTGCCTTTTCAATAACCTCACCAGCTTTAGACTTTACTACATGCTGACGTTCAAACTTGACGGCAATCTGACCATCCATCAGACGCTTATTGATTGGCTTCTTCTGAGAACCAGCTTTCTTTAGCTTTTCATACTCGTCTTTTGTAAGAACTTGAACGACAGTGTAGGCACCCTCACAGTCTTCATAGATACCTTCAAAACCCGTCATATCACGGTTGCCTTCAAAGATACGTGCCCATTCGATAGGGCCAGTGGTGGTGACTTCTTTATATGTGGTAGCCATAGGTTTGTATTCCTTTTGAGTTATTTTTCTACAGGTGTGTAGATGGTGGTAATTACTGCTTTAGGTGAAACTTTTACTAATTCAAGTTCAGGGTCGCATTCTTGGTACTCTGTGCTTCCTCGTGTCCATCGTGCTTCCCAAAACTCTTTTGTAGTTTTATGTTGAAAGACCTGACTAAGGTATGTGTACCATCGCCCTTGGTCACTAATTTTTTCTTCTGTTACACTTTCAAAAGTGTCCCCATAAAAAACGTCTTTCATGGGGTCTTCAAACTCAGTCATGTCATACTTAATCATAAGTACTCCTTAGTGGGAATGATGATATAGTTGTTGCCTTGATAAGATCAAGAGATTTTTTGATAATAACTAAATTCTTTCGTGGCTTTATCGCTCTTAGTATCAACGTCTACTACACGACCCATCTGGTAACTGCTGACGTTATAGCCATCTACAATGTAGAAAGCACCTTTCTCTACAGCACCAACTTTTGACAAGTAGTGATAGATTGTTCCATTATTTGAAAACTGTACACCAATGGTGTATGGCATTACTTTGGAGATTTTCTTAGGGTCAATGGCTTCTACAACACCAGTGCCCTTAATCTCCATAACCCACTTACCTAGTGAGTTTTCTGCCAGTTTGGTGCCAAACCGAACACCAGTAATATCATCACTAATCTCATACAGTGCGTTGTCCATAGCTTTTCCTTTGTGTGTTTTGGTTTTAGTGGTTTGTCTAACAGCGGGTTTTGTAAAAGTAAAGTAGTCTTCAAAATCTTCATCAACCATGTGTATCTCCTTAATGAACTGAGGCGTAATCAGACCCAAACTGAACATCAACGTCTAGATCAATGTTCAAGTTCAGTTTCTTGTTAGTGTAGTCGATAGCCTCTTTGAGCAAAGTCTTGGCAGTCTCCTCGTTACCGATAGCCACAGGACAAAGCTGTTCGTCATGGAATTGAGCAGACAACTTCATCCCCAATACTCTAGAGAAACCTACCCAAGTGTCAAAGCAGTAGACACCTGTACTTTGGTTAAGAGTAGAGAAAATATCCTTCTCTGCCCTTAGTGAGTGCCAGAACTTGGAGACAGGGTTTTGTAGCCACATGCGGCTCTCCCAAATCTTTACCTTCTGTTGTTCTGACACCTTCTTGATTGACCAATTCCTACGCCAGTATGCCTCAATAAGACCCTCTGCTTCCTTGACTGGAATATCCAAGGTTCTAGCCAACTTTGCTTTACCTACACCATAGACGCAGCTATAGTTAGCAGCCTTGAATTTCTTACGTACAGGTTTTAGGTTGATCTTACCTTCGTTGTGTTGATCAATCTGTTCCTGTGTCACAGCACCAGCAAATGCAGCCAAGTTAAGATGTGGATCGAACCCCGGTTGCATCATTTCTTCTACATATTTAGGGTCAAGAGGACGCATGTAGTGGCGTTTAGTATTATCCTCTAGACTTACCATGTCTGAGCCAGCCCACACATAGTCTTCTGGTGGCAAGAGACAACCCCTAATCTCTTTTCCCCATGGTTTATCCACGCCGGGTAGATTTACTACAGGGTCTTTGTGCTTGAACCTGAAAGTGTTTGTGATACCCTCAATACCAGCATAGATGCGTCCATTGTCGTGTGCCCTCAAGAAAGACTTGAAGATACCTAGTCGGTGTGTAATGACTGTAAGACCCTCTAGAATTTTCACTGCGGGGTCTTTCTCAGCCAGTTCTACTACGCTCTCACATAGTTCGCCATCTACTCGTACCTGTTCAATAGAGCGTTCTTGGCCTGTCTTTTTGTCACGTACAAACTTGTAAGTAGCTGGCTTCCATCCTAAACTGTACAACCATTCCTTCACCTGTTGATGGGAACCGGGATTACCATCTTCTACATAATCTACTACGTTTACTGGACCTACAGTTGTGTGTGGCAGCTTTAGTTCGGTCAGAACATTCAACCACTTCTTACCAGCCTCAGATAGACTACCATCCTTTTTGTACATGCTCTTAGGTTTATTCACTGTCTTATAGTGAGTTTTCCTAGGCATGGCCTTGGCTAGTTCTGCTACCTTCTCTTCTTCCATACGAGACAAAGTGTCATAGTGTTCTTGAGCCTTTGCTACGTCTAGTCGAATACCTGTCTCTTCTGCCTCTCTTGCACAATCCATCTTGAAGCTAAGATATTGGATCAGACGGATAGCCTCTTCTTCATCCCTGTATAAACCTTTTAGACGGCCCCACAGGTCTTGCCACAAAAGCCAGTTGATCTTGGTATCTTCCTCACAACGATGTTTGTAGTCTTCGTATGTAAGGTTCTCCCAATCATCTACTTTTGGCTTTAGTACACCAAACTCAATACCATAACTCTCTAGACCATGCTTGGGTCTGCTTTCGTTAAGATACCAAGACAGAGCAAGGCTATCAACAAAGGTCTTGTAGTTAAGGTTAGTGCCAAGAACCTTGTTGAACAATGGTAGGTCATGTCGGATACTATTATGTGCGACAAAGAAGGCATCTTTACTGTGCAGTAAACTACGCATTTCCTCGTAGTCATTAGTGGATTTGAAAGTCTTACCATCCTCTGTCCATGAAAGCACATGGATTTTGGTGGCATCTTTCCATAGGCCATCACTCTCACTGTCAAGGACAATAAACTTCATCCACTTACCTCTCGCAAAACAACATCAAGTTTGAAAGTCTCTGCACAATGTTTGCACAGACCTGCATAATCCCCTGCACCATCAGGGACAGGTCTTCCTTCTTTGTTAAACTCAACTGGACCTGACCGGCCCCAACTAAGATTGGAATCGTAAAAGGCTTTTGACCCACAAACTAGGCAAAAGCAATAATCACAAGATGCCATTACTTACCTTCTTTCTTTTTCTCTCGTGCCAGTTTAAGACGCTCCAAAGCAGCTTTGCGCTGTTCCTCTGTCATTTGACGCTTTACATAGGGGTTCTTACCGAACCTGAAAGCATGAAGAGGACACTTGACTACAGTACAAAGTTTTACTTCCCCTGCATCATATACACAGTCAAGACACTTAGCACGAATTGCTTCTAGAGGCGTCATTACATCATCTCTTTCTCACTGAGTGTAAAGGTTTCACTATCGAACAAGAGTTGTCCAGCGTCACCCTCAAAGCCACATGGCCTATTCTTCTTTACTATCAGATTCGTAGTGTTCTTGTCAAGCAGATTGTCAGCCTCTTTGTCACGATCTAGGTCAATAACCACAGAAGCACGTTGAGCAATCATCTTGCAATACTTAGGATCACCATTCTCGTTAGTGTGGGCGATAGTGATAATGCCTACATTCAGATCAGCAGCCATCTTAGATAGTTTGACTGACAAATCAGCAAGGATAGCTTCTTTGCTTTCATCATTAGAGATAGTCACCACATCTTGGATAGGCTCAAAGAAGATATACTGGCAACCATACACCTGTGTCAAGACCCTGATCTGATCAATCAGACCATCAGCATCAGACTCTTCTAGATGAAACTGCATATACCCTGTGTTATGGGTAATATACTTGATAGCATCCTCTACGTCCTTCATACGTCCTTTCTCTTGGATCAAGTCCTTTCGAGTAAGGTTGTCGTTTAGATAGTAGGAGATTACCCCTAGCAGACTACGTAGCTTAGTTTCTTCTAAGTGCCATGTAGCAAAACGTACATGAGGATGGTTCTGAATTAGATTGTATTCCAGATACCGCATGAACTCAGATTTACCAATACCTGTAGGTGCCTTGATCACTGTGAAATGTCCTTGCATAAGACCAAGGATTTTCTGATCCAGTTCATAGATACCTGTAGGAATATAGGCATGATCTGGTGTATCGTGCAGTAGTTCTAGAAACTTTTCCTCTGTGGCATAGATGTTCTCAGGCGTGTATAGGCCAGAAGACCACCATGCTTTACGGTATTGTTCACCAGCAGCAGCTTGAAGAAACTCATTAGCGTCTTTGTATTTGTCATGTGGCACCTTATAGACACGACCGGGGAACAGTTGCATCAAAGTAGTGGCAAACTTGTCTGCCTTATCGTCTGCATCTAGACTAAGGTAAATCTTCTTGAATGACCCTAGCCAATCCTTGGCATTCTCCAAAAGTTTCCTCGAAGGGGTAGCACTTGGTAGTGATACGACAGGATACTTTGAGCCAAGCATCTGATAGGCAGACATAGCATCTAGTTCGCCCTCAGTAATAGTTACAGCTTCGGCAGAACCAGCAGGAAAAAGGTTCATACCATACAGTTGATCAGACTTGAAGTTCTTTACATAGAACTCTTTAGGGAAAATCCTAGTCTTGTTTCCACCGTCAGGGTAGATGTATGAATGCTTGATAGGATCACCAGAAGCATTGAAATAAGTCTGACAGTTGTAGAACCTCATTGTGGCTGGTAGGATACCACGATGTTCTACATATTCCCCGATACCCTCCACAACAGATAGATCATCTTTCATATCATAGTCTTCTTTCTTTGCTGTAAAACCTTTCAGTTGGTATGCTTGTAAAGCCCAATCATATACCTTCATTCCCTTGTGTGGGTATGGTTGACCACAAGAACGACAAAGACCTACCTTCTTCTCTGTCTCATAGTCAAAGGCATCAGATGAACCACAATCAATGAAAGGACAAGGTTGATGAATTAACTCTGCCACTTACTCTTCCCAGTACTCTAGTTCTTCTAGCATGTCTTCTATCTCTAGTCTCTTAGCGTAACCTTCTGGTCCTTCAGTCCACGCCAAGAATCTTGCTTGACTTACAGTCACACCACTTTCTTGTAGTAAGATCAAAGCAGTGTGCTGAATAAAAGGATCATTTTCTGTATCAGTCATTATTGTTATCTTTCTCTATTTCGGCCCGCAGGCGCTTCACTAGATCATCACTCATTGGGTCTCTCCTTGTCAATGGACATGGCTTTAGATCGACGGTCATCCCTCACCCCCTTCCCGTAGACGCGCGGCCTCGGCGCGGATTTCGTCGGCTGTGCCTTGCATCATGGCGGCAACATCTACCATGCCGCAGTTGCGCAGCATCGGAATGCCCGCCTCAATCTTTGTCGCCGCCATCTCCATCCCCTCGGCCCGCAGCGTGGGGGCGATCTGGGCGTGAAGGGCGGTGGCTTCTGGAAGCCATGTCTCAGAAAGCCGACATTGAGCGGCATCTGCCAGCGCCCCCACCAGCGTCTCGATCAGCGCGTCGGCTGCGGCAAGGCGGGCAGTCGCGGCGTCGTGAATGTCCGCGCGGACGTATTCCGCCAAGTCTGGATCATCGTCAAATTCGTCCGTCAGGTTCAGCCACGGCGATCCAGCATATCTATGCTCCCTAGCCAGCCAAATCCGTTCCGGTGCTTGCGTCATTCCAGTCTCTCCCCCGCCTGCCGCTCGGCGTTTGAGGTGTCAACGGTCATGGCGACGGCTCCACACGATCCAGATTGCGATGATTCGAAACCGCGATTCCACCAACGCAGAAAAGGGCGATGCCCATATAGACGAACCCATAGAAGTCAGTCATTGTTGTCAGCCTCATATTCAACCATTGCCTCTTGTACCTTTTTCAAGGTTTCAATGAGTTCTCCCAAGGATTTTTTGCTGAAGTGAGAAGCACAGTTATCATTAAAGTTTGCACCAATGACAAGCCTTACCTCTTTTACACCTTTGTCATTAAACTCAGAAGGCTCAAGAGAAAAATAAGAATAGCAAGGACCATCACCATTGATTACTTCATTAATCTCACCGTCTACTACAGCGTTCAGATATTCCATATCGAGTTCCTTTGTGGTTAGACATACTATGTAATACAGTGACCACATAATGTCAATGATTCTCTTATGTGGCATTATTACCACACTGATAACTATCTTTCCTTTAGGGTCTTGACAAGTTCATGCAACAACCCATCTAAAGTATTGTCTGTACCCCCCTTAATATATACTCCCTACTAGTCTTCATTATCCTCTAGATCATCTAATAGTTCTTCATAATCTTGAATGTTAAAGTAGTCCTTCCAGTCTTCTCCTAGATATTCTGTCATTCTATACTCAATCATCTTCAAAGTCTTCTAGATCACTATCTGGTAGATCATAACAGTCTTGACATACAACCATGTCATGACCTATGTACTCCATCTGATGATCTGGCTGTAGGTTGCCACAGCAAGGACAACGAACTAGATCATCTTTTCCGTAGTGGTTAAACATTTTACGTGTCCTCTACATAGACAGGATAGTATTCACTTCCTGTGGTTTGGTTATACTGAAAAACTCTCTGTAACTCGTGCTGGTATGGTTCAGCTTTTTGTGGCTCTCCTGTCCTGTAATGGATAGCAATCATCTGTTCTAGACTTTCCCAATACTTTTGTAATGGTACAAAAATTGTCACTTTGGGTATGTTACTATCCATTACAGTCAGTCCCTTCTCATTCGTTTAGCAGAAGAAGCCTCTGATCTAGGTCACGCATGTACAGCCACCAAGAATCATCTTCCAGAGAACAATGCTCTTGGTTAACATTACCATGTTTGACCATGCCAGAGTTTTCTGTAGTCAAACTAGTTACGATTACCACATCACCTTTCTTTGGTGTGATGTAATCCTCATGTGGTTTTACCAGAACATACTTCTTACCAACCTCAATCTTGGTTGGAGAGTATTCTTCTACCAAATCATAACTATCATTTAGGTATGTAAAAACTTGTCCATTTTCTACGAACACCATTTCGGTTTCAGGGTCTTGTACATGATTTCCCCAACCCCAAGTATCAGGAATAAGTGCAGGGCTAATAGTACCATCACGACGAATGTAGCGTTTACCAGCTTCGGGTTTCATTGTAGTATCTCCTATGTGTTAGCGAATGTCGATTACTTTGTCAGCATAAAAGCTGATCCACTTTTTCTTCTTTAGGTCATAGAATGGGATTTGACCACGCTGACGCATAGCTTCCGACTGCATCTGACCACGTTCAGAACCTACGATATGGCTCGAAGGCTTGAACAAACCATTAGCCACACGAAGTGACCCATCAACTTTTACAAATTCTACTGTGGCAATCTTGGTGTTCTTCTCTTCAATCAAGTGCTGCACAGTTTCCATAGACAGAGTGCTGTTCATTTCAGTGTTCCTCTTTGCTTGTGGTAATCTTATACAGGGTTCTTAGTGATTCGTCAAGAAGTTTCTTTTACCATTCCTTCTTGTTACCAGATGCTTCATTGTCGTCCCAACCAGCATTGTATGCTTCAATGTCTTCTTTGGTGAGTTCTTTACCCTCCACCAGATCAGACATGTAAGAACCACCCTTGAAGTAGTGAGGATTATACCTACGACCATAGTAGCTATCTGCACCACCACGATCATAGGGGCCACCATGACGAGTATCATATTTCATGTCTGCTTTCCTCTCTTGATGTTTAGATATTACATACATCAGGTGATTCTGTCAAGCATTATTCTAGGATAGTCAAAGCATCTACTGTAGAGTACCGCAAAAACTTCCACATATTGTCTGCTTTGTGGTGCCGGAAGTAGTCTTTATACTCTTCAAAAGTCATATCCATCACGCAACACTCCATTCAATATCATCAGCACATTCGATATGCTCTGAACCATCATACTCTTCAATACGGAACTTCGTCCCAACAGGAAGCCATGCCACCCTGATATTGTCCCAACCACCAGTGTAGAGGTCGTCGTCACCAAAGATTTCTTGGGCAATAGGGTCAATGTCCTCCACACCATTCTCTGCTGCCTCCACAAACTTGGGGTGATATAGGACAATCTTCGCCCTACCCCCACGCGCCCAAGTGGACCAGCCAGCACCATATCCGGGGGAATACAGCACTGCAACCTTACCGTCACGGATAACCTTCATCTTAGTAATCCTCTGCTTCTTTTCGAGTCAGGAAAAAGTGGATGCCATGGGTACACTCCACACGAATGTCGGGATCATACTTGTTAGGGTATACAGTCTGGCCTACCTCATACCGGGTTTTGCCACAGTGAATAGACTCTCCTTGCCCTTCAATAACGACAGCATACTCAGCCCGACACTTACGACCTACAAGTGTTGCAGTTCTTTCAGCTTCTGCGGGGATAAGCAAGGTCACAATTCCTCCCAAAACTTTCTTGAATCCATAGAGAGGATAGCCCTTTGGTGTAATTTGAAAATGTGGCAGGTTAGCCCCTTCAAGGCTAGCCCCTTCAAGGCTAGCCCCTTTAAGGTTAGCCACTTCAAGGTTAGCCCCTTTAAGGTTAGCCCCTTCAAGGTCAGCCCCATAAAGGTTAGCCCCTTCAAGGTTAGCCCCTTCAAGGTTAGCCCCATAAAGGTTAGCCCCATAAAGGACAGCCCCTTCAAGGTTAGTCTCTTTAAGGTTAGCCCCATAAAGGTTAGCCCCTTTATGGTAAGCCCCTTTAAGGTTAGCCCCATAAAGGTTAGCCCCTTTAAGGTTAGCCACTTCAAGGTTAGCCCCTTTAAGGTTAGTCTCTTTAAGGTTAGCCCCTTTAAGGTAAGCCCCATAAAGGTTAGCCCCTTTAAGGTTAGCCCCTTTAAGGTTAGCCCCTTCAAGGTCAGCCCCTTTAAGGTTAGCCACTTCAAGGTTAGCCCCTTTAAGGTTAGCCCCATAAAGGTTAGCCTCTTCAAGGTTAGTACAAGGCTCAATCTTGTATCCGTTGACTTCCATTATTCTTCTCCTTCGTTGTGAGTATGTGTATAAGTGATTCTTTCCTGATTGTCAAGTATTATTTGAACCACTCAGGAACCTCTCGGTTAGTCCACACCATACTAAACTTGTCTTTCTTGGTCTTGTAGTAGTTCCTGTATGATTGGACAGGATCACCCTTTACGATACACTCAGGTTCATGCTGCATGGCAAGAGCAAAAGGTGTACACTCTTTATCAGAGATACCAGAGGGAAACCTGTTAAGAACACCAGCCAGCTTGGTTTCACACAGATGTACTTTACCATACCTGTTAGTGTACTCTTCACATAGAGCAAGGAAGTGATCAAAGAGCCATTTGTAGTTAGCTTTGGACTGTCTGGCCCATACACTGCAAGGATGATTCTTATGTGTAGGTTTGTACATGATAGCATCAGCACTACCACAAAGATGATGTGCAGTAGAAAGCATCTGTGCAGTCTCAAGGATCATCTTGACTACGTGCTTGTCACACTGCATCTGTGCAGCTTCTACAGGGTTGTCAGACAGTACAAAGATGTTCATGTGTGTACTACTTCCTTGATGTTTGTGGCAGCTATTGCACTCTGGCATACAGGGCAAGGTTTAGCTGATCTTGTGTTGCCTTCATTGTCATAACGTGTTACCACGATTCGATGTGCTTTGTCAAGTTGTTTGCACCTTGTGATAGCATGTATTTCAGCATGTAGGTAAATCTTTTCAGGAAGACCTACACACTCTGCATGATGTGACTGTAAAGGATGTGTTTTGTGGTAGCTGTTCTGACCAATAGATAGCACTCGACCCCGCTTGTCATATATGATAGCAGTAATCTCATACCTCTTTTTAGTCATTTCGTACTCCCCATCTGCTTCGTTGCATTCTTTATAACTGATTCGTAGTCAGTTGTCAACAAGTTTTTCTGCTTTGTTGTCAAAGTTTTATATAGAAAAATGAACATTTCCGCGCAGGTTTGGAAAAAGGCGAACATTTCCCTCTTAGGTTTTGGCGAACATTTCCCTCGTGGGGTATTTCTTGAGCTTTTCCCTCGTGGGGATAGGATCACATATAGGCGATTTCTGCGGGTGCATTGCCGCAGCGCAGCGTTAGCACGACAGAATCAATCGTATTTGCAAAGATGTCACGTCAAGCAGAATCTTTTCTGCAAGCCACAAAAAATATTAGTGTGACATTTTTAGCACTTGCAGCAAAGCTGCTCGGTGATTCGCTATTGCCCAGCCTCCCCCAAGCCCGTAGGGCGACGGCATTCCATGCCTAGTGTTTTTTGCGAACGCAATGTGCGCCCCTGCCCGACCGAATCGAGTTCATATGACGTATATAAGGCGAATCGGTATGAGATGCAAGCGGAAAATTTAGGGCAGCTTGCCGCTTGGAATAACGATCAATCGAGTCGTGTATTATCCTGGTTCTCTTGTGTTTTGACCTATTGACAGCCAAGCGAATCGCGGCTTATAAGGTGCCTATGCCGCCACCCATATAGGGGCCGGGGGAGTGGGTCTGACGGGCCTGCCTAGTGCCCGAATCTTGATTGATAGGGCCGGATAAAACTTTCCTCTTTTCATGCACCTAAGCGGGTTAGGTGTATCAACTAGGGAAAGCAAAAGCATGATTTATACTGACTTAGACTCGCTTGCCGTCGCAGCAGCTAACACCGTAGGGCAGGAAAACTTCGCAAGGCTTGGAAAGCTTGTCCAAGTTTACTTTGACGCGCTGGAAAACCCGCCTGCCGGAATCATTGGAGTCGGCGCTATCGCCTATGCTGAGCAAGCCTTGATTGGTTACCAAATCAGTCTGATTCATCTGTCTGATATGGTGACTGAGTGATACGGGAAACAATATCAACTGTCCTATTCCTAGTGCTGGCCTATGTTCTGGCTGTAACACTCTTCGCAATCTGAAAAGGAAAAACTGGAATGCAAGTTTCTCTGTCAATTGAAGTCTCTAGCGGCAACGAGTCTTTCCAAGGCGGAAACCATGGAAGCGAAATTGCAAGAATCTTGTCTGCTTTCAGCGAATCTATCTTACAAGGGAATGAGGGGCCTTTTGTATTGCGGGACGCTAATGGGAACAAAGTAGGGGAAGCCTTTTTTGAGGCTTGGGAAAAGGACTAACACAATGGCAATGCTGAAAATTCGCGCCCTGAACGATAACACCAAGGGCTTTCGGTTTGATGTTATCGGGATCAAAGGCTTGTATCGAAAACGTTCCTTCAAGACTCGGTATGAATTGAATATCGGTCACGGCGATACTTTCTCTGACATTCATTTCGGCAAGCGTTCTCTGTATATTGAACAAATTGCCCCTTTGCGTAAACTGTTCGCTTTTGCTGGCAATAAATAGGGATTTTCGGGATAGGCTGTTAATTCGGCCTATTTCATAAAAACCCTAACAAGGAAAGAGACAATGCGAGTCCACATATCCTATCGTTCAAATAATGCCAAAACAGGCCCGATTCCTGTTACCACAACAAGCGCCGACACTTGCCCGCCATCTTGTCCGTTCAATGATGGATCATGTTATGCTAAATCCGGCCCCTTGGCGATACACTGGAAAGCGGTTTCCAGCGGTCAACGTGGGTTAGACTGGCAAGCATTCTTGCGGGAATTGGCAAGCTTTCCCATGGGTCTTTGGCGAATGAATCAGGCGGGGGATTTGCCGGGTGATGGAGACTCGCTGGACGTTGAAAAACTGGCGCAATTAGTCAAAGCAAACAATGGCCGGAAAGGTTTCACGTACACTCACAAGCCTCTTGCTACACAAAAGGAAAGGGATGCGGTTCAACAGGCAAACGCTAACGGATTCACTATCAATCTATCAGGCAACAGCCCTAGTCATGCCGATACACTAGCAGACTTGGCCATTGCCCCGGTGACAACCGTTCTGCCCCATGACATGCTGGAGAACACCACAACACCCAAGGGAAGGCGCATTGTCATATGTCCTGCCGTTACACGCGACAACGTATCTTGCGCCACATGTGGGCTTTGTCAGATAGCAGATAGAGGCTGCATTGTCGGTTTCCCTGCTCATGGCATAGCTAAACGCAAAGCTTCGGCTATCGCCTCAACCGCCTAACGGCTTAACTTCTGCTATCGCCTCTAACTGAACCTCTATCTAGGAGTCTATCTATGTTCTATCGCCTCGCCCTTGATCTTCCGAACCTTGAAGCCTTGGCTTGCACCTTTGGCCCTATCTTTAACAATGTGGAAAGCGCCCTGAAGGCCCGGTCCTTCTTGGAATGTTCTGGCAAGGCCAAATATCCGGTTATGGTAGTCAATCTAAAGACCCCGTAACCTAGTCAGATTCCCCATGCTGCATTGTCCTTCTTTGTGGCATGGGGCTTCCCATATGTTCTCGTTATGGTTCAATATGTTATACTATAACATTGAACGGTTCTGATCCGTTATGAGTGTATTTGAGCGATTATGAGCGATTCTTAATGTGAGTGGCGAATCAGTATCCTAGCGCCTATTTTTACCAAATTTAGTATGTCAAGCTATTTATTTCCACTATGGATAGATATTTCTATTGACATATGGGACCCCCAGGATTATACGGGGTGATTCGTTTTGGGGGTGTTAGACCACTTGGAATCCAAGACAAAAATTCTTCGCCTCTACCTAAAGGAGAGTACCGTTATGGATCATCTGTTATGGATAAAAATAGAATCGTTATGGATCAATGCGTTATGGTTTTTAGAAAAAAAAATATTTTTCGAGACTTGACACACCGACTCACATACATTATCTATAGTACTGTTCGGTCCCCCCTCCTATATATACCACCTACTATTACAATCCTACTGAGTATCTACATCAAGTACTTGATTATCTGCTATAGATGATTATCTGTACCCTACAGTATATACCACAAAGGAAGATGTTGTACCCTACAGTATATACCACAAAGGAAGATGTAATGAAGAGTATGGAAGATAACACCTATAATGGATTTACTAGACTTGACCTAGAACATAGGTTTATCTATGATCCTATCGGTGGTACTTTCTTTAATAAGAAGAATGGTAGACCATTGACATCTACTAGAGAAGGTAGATTAGTACTTGTGGTTAGAGACAATGACCGTATTGTATCATTGAGTGCTGCTAAGGTAGCTTTGATGATGATGGATGAGAAAGTATTGACTAAAGATGAGACTATTAGGTTTATTGATGGTAATCCTCTCAATCTGTCATACAAGAACATAGGTGTTATGCCTAAGTCTAAGACTGTAAAGGTTAGATCAGTAGAACAACCATATTCTGTGGCCACAGAACATCCTAGGGTATTCAAGATTATGCCTAAAGGTTTCTTTGTGGTGAGGAGAGGTTCCAAGCAGGCTGTCTATAGAACCTATAGTTATGATGAAGCTGTTGTTGTGGCTAATGAGTGGTTAAA